AAAATATTTTAAAGATTCTATGAAAAAAACAATTCAATATACAAATAATTTATTAAATTTTGATATGCAAAAAATTCCATTAGAACAGCAAATATGTTTAATGAAAGCAAATGAAAATGTAAAAGAAAAAGCAATGCAACGATTAAAAGAAGTAAAGGCAAAATCAGAAGATTCATGTTCAAAGGCAAGACAATATTTGGATGGATTATTAAAAATACCATTTGGAATTTATAAAAGAGAACCAATATTAAATTTAATGATTGAAATAAAAAATATATATAAAAATTCTTTAAAAGAAAATAAAAATTTTATGATGGAAAATGAAAAATTAAAAAAAATAGAAATAAAAGAAAATTATACAAATTTGGAAATAATAAAATATAAAAATGAGATTAAAGATGAATTGAATAAAAAAATTATTATAAGACCTGAAATGATATTATCATATTTAAATAAATTAACAAAAGTAGAATTAATATCATTCATATTAGAAATAAATTCAAAAAATTCTAAAAAAATAAAAACTTCAAATAAAACAAAACCACTTTTAATTAATGATGTTATATTACATTTTCAAGAATATGAATTAAATGAATCAGTTAAAACAAAAATATTAAATGAAAATATAAATAATAATTTGAATGCTAATTTATTATCATCAATAAATATAATTGAAACAAAATTTTGTGATATAAGTAAATATATGAATAATGTAAAAAAAATATTAGATGAGTCGATATATGGTCATACTAAAGCTAAACAACAAATAGAACGAATTATTGGACAATGGATAAATGGTCAACAAGATGGATATTGTTTTGGATTTGAAGGTGCTCCTGGTTTAGGTAAAACAACATTAGCAAAAAAAGGATTATCAAAATGTTTGATAGATGAAAATGGAGAAGGAAGACCATTTTCAATGATACAAATGGGAGGAGATACAAATGGTTCTACCTTACATGGACATAGTTATACATATGTTGGTTCAACGTGGGGATCAATTGTTCAAATTCTAATAGATAAAAAATGTATGAATCCGATAATATTTATAGATGAAGTTGATAAAATATCAAAAACAGAACATGGTAGAGAAATAGTAGGAATTTTAACACATTTATTAGATTCAACCCAAAATGATTGTTTTCAAGATAAATATTTTTGTGGAATAGATTTAGATTTATCTAAAGCATTATTCATATTATCGTATAATGATGCCGATAGTATAGATAAAATTTTATTGGATCGTATCCATAGAATAAAATTTAGTAATTTAACGTTAGATGAAAAAATAGTCATATGTAATAAATATTTATTGCCAGAAATATATATTAAAATGGGATTATGTGATATGATAATTTTTGAAATAGATGTATTAAAATTTGTGATAGATGAATATACTTGTGAAGCAGGAGTTAGAAAATTAAAGGAAATTTTATTTGAAATAATATCTGAAATTAATTTGGATTTATTAAAAATAAAAATAGATACAGATTACGAATATAAAATTCCAATTAATATAACTATAAATGATATAAAAGAAAAGTATTTGAAAGATAAATATGAAATAAAAACAAAGAAAATTCATGAAGAAAATAAAATAGGAATTATAAATGGATTATGGGCTAATAGTTTGGGAAAAGGAGGTGTAATTCCAATACAAAGTTCTTGGCGCCCAAGTAAAGATTTTTTAAATTTACAATTAACTGGAATGCAAGGAGATATAATGAAAGAATCTATGAATGTAGCATTAACATTAGCATGGAACTTAACTTCTGATGAAGTAAAAAATGAAATAATAAAAAATTATTCGTGTAATGGAATACATATACATTGTCCTGATACTAGCACACCTAAAGATGGTCCAAGTGCTGGTACAGCAATAGCAACAACAATATATAGTTTGTTTAATAATAAAAAAATAAAATATAATGTTGCAATAACAGGAGAGATATGTTTAGATGGAAATGTAACTGAAATTGGAGGGTTAGATTTAAAATTTTTAGGTGGAATGAAAGCTGGTGTAAAAAAATTTATATATCCAAATGAAAATAAAAAAGATTATGATACATTTATCGAAAAATATAAAGATGATGAAATTATAAAAAATATTATTTTTTTTGGAGTTTCAAGAATAGAAGAAGTATTTGAATTAATATTTGAATAATTTAGAAAATAATTGTAATAATGTAAAAATTAAAAAATATGTATATATATATCATATGCCATTGTCAATTAACGGTACAACAATAAATTATCTTAGTGGACCAGTATCAGCAAACATTTTAATTCCAATAAATAAAAATAAACCAGTATTGTTTTTAATTGGCGAAAAACATAGAGAAATTGAAGAAGGATGTGATACAAATTCTACATCTATGCAAGAATTATTACTAATATTGAATGAATTTGCTTCAAAATACGAAACGCATATGTATGTAGAAGAGTTTACGCAGAGTGATATTTCAAATTTTATAAAAGATAATAATTGTGATGATATAAAAAATAAAATTAAAGAAAAAACACCTGAACATGTAGGATGTTTAAAAATTGTTCATGATGATAATCATCATTGTTTTTATAATGATTATAAAGAAAAATGTCCTGAAGATTTTAAAAAATCTTGTTTATATTCAAATATAATATGGCAGTATTCAGATATTCGTAATATTGATGAATTAAAGAAACTTCGTTCATTAGATACATTTATTACAAAAATATGTAGTTGTTTAGTTGATACTACATATTATAATATAAATTTTCTTCTTCAATATACATATGATTTGTATAAAGTTCAATATTTAAACATTGAAGATGAAACTATGGATAGAATTAAATTAGCAAAAATAAATGGCACAACGAAAGTCATGTTAAGAAATTTTGTTATGAATAAGAAAAGACGTATGTATATAATGGAATCATATGTAAATACTCTTAATGATGAAATGAAAACTTATTATGACAAATATATAACAAATGTTTCAAATACTTATATTTTTGAAAATAAATTAAATGATAATGAAAAAGAAGAAATTACAAAAATAAGTAATAGAATAGATTATAATAATAGTAAACAATTTTTTGTAAATAATATTGAAAAAGAAATTATATCTTTAATAACACGTAATAATATAACTGTAGAACTTATTGATACATATATAAATTTATTAAATGAAGATATGCAAATTATAAATAATTATTTTGAAATACCAATTATTAAAGAACAACTTAAAAATATAATTATGACAGAAGAGAAAAAAATAAAATTAGAAAATGATATGTTAAATTTTTTAAAAGTTGTAAATACATTAAATTATTTTGTAAATGATGAATTTCATGGTCAAATTATGAATTTTATTAATATAACATTTAAAATGATAAAAAACTATATTTTAGAAACTGATAAAGCATCTAAAAAAATAATTATAGAAAATTTTTATGATGAAGTTAAAAGAGATTTTGGTGATGATTTAATAATAACAATGGTAAAATTAAATAATGGCAATAAAATACAATTAGAATATTTCACAAAACGAATGTCAGCATTAACAGATATGTATTTTTTATTAAGAACATTAATAACAACTTCTTGTCCTAAATTGATTGTTTCATTAATAGGAATTAATCATTTGGATGCAGAAACAATATATTATATAAACAGTGGTGAATATATTGTACATAATTTTAATAATTTAGGAGATGTTAGAGAACAATGTACAAATTTTACAACGAATTCTAATGGTGTAGAAGTAAATATTGATTTAGATAATGAAGTTTCACAAATAGAAAATTATTGTGAACGATTTGAAGAAACTAAAGAAGGAACTCTTGAAAATAATATAAATGAATCTATTTCAGCTACGAATCAAACTATAGAAAATAATATTAATGAATCTGTAACTTCTAGTCAGCAACCAATTGAGAATAAAATTCCTCAAGAAAATATGGAAGGAGGTAAATTTATAAATAAATATAAAAAATATAAGAAAAATATGAAAAGTTATAAAAAAAATATAGAAAATTCTAAAAAAAGACACACAAAAAAGTTATAAAAATAAAATGATAGATTAGTAAATATTTAAGATGCTAAATTATATTATATATTAATATAATATAATATAATGGATAATACATCAAATTTAAATATTTCAATGATAGGATTATTTAAGTCATTATCATTGTATTTACCTCTAATATTATTATCAAGTTTATTGATATTTTCAATAATGTCATCAAGTTTACAAAAATTTTTAGTTTATATATCTAGTTTATTATTTATAATTATGGCAAGACTAATTTTACATAAATTTTCTAATCCAAAAATAGACGAATCTAAAACATTGCCATCTGATTGTTCTATAGGATTAATAAATGAATTTATTCCTCAAGATATTTTATTTGGAACTTATTTATTAAGTTTCACATTATTTTATTTTCTAACGCCAATGATATTGTTAACAATAGATAGTGGTGTAGATTCAATTAATTATATAATAATATTATTTTTTATGTGTTATATATTTTTAGATTTAACAATGAAAAAACAAATGGGATGTACTGAAAATATTACGTTTATTGGAATTTTAGGTAATTTCTTTTCAGGAACATTATTAGGTTCTGGAATAAGTGCGTTACTATACACAAGTCCAATAAAAAATTTATTATATGTAGGTGAAATTAATAGTAATAAAGAAGTTTGTTCAATGCCAAGTCAACAAAAATTTAAGTGTCGTGTTTATAAAAATGGTGAATTAGTTGGTTCATCTGTATCTTAAAACAATGTGGATTATAAAAAGTTGCATACATTAAAATAAATAAAAAGTGTTTATATTCTTTTTTATAATATTTTGTTTATAAATAAAAATAATTTTGATATTATATTAAATGAAAATTAAATCAATTATTCCTGAATTAAAAATTAATTTAATTCATAATGATCATATTATTTCTACTGAAAATTATGAAATTATACAAGAATTAGTAAATAAATGTGTAGATAAATATGGAATAATTTATCCTAATTTTCTTATAATATATTTAAATATTCTTGTAATTGATGAAAATAATTATCAAATTGATGAAACTAGTATACAATTTACATATTTAAAAGAAATTATATGTTTTTCACAATTATGTGATAATGAAAAAATATATATTTCAAAAGAAAAAATAAAAATTATTAAATTAAAAGAGTTCATTGAAGAATTAAAACTTTATCCTTCAGAAGAAAATGAAATAAATATTTCTATAATTGGAGAATCATATCGTGAATTAAAAGATATTTTTAAAGTAAAGAAAAATAAACAAAATAAATTATAGATTTTTTATTTAGTAGGGAGATTTGTTCCCTTACTTTCCCACCCACCTCAAGAAGAATTGCATTTTTTATTTTTTTAAATGTAAATATTTTATTAATATGATGAGTACTAGGTCATCAAATATTACAGTCTTTAATAAAAATTAAAAATAAATTATTTATATTATTAAACAATAATAATATGAATACTAATATTTCTGAATTATATGAATTAAAATGTTCAAATGCTATTTATGACTGCATTGTATTGGTTATGACGCCAAGCATGTATTTAGCTAAAAGAAAAATAATCGAAAACTTTATAAATTTAGATATTTCCAAATATATCTCAAATTTTAAACCTTATAAAAGCCGATTACAATTAAATATTCCATTATTACAACATAATATATGTCATCATTTATATTTAATTTTAAATCAATTTTATGAAGTTGGACCAAATAAAACATATTATATTGTTGAAAATAGTGAAGGAACACATGAAGATATAGATGATTTAGTTATTAAAATAACTACTATATTATCTAATAAATTATTAGGAAAAAATATAATTAAAAATATTGAACCAATTGTTAAAATTATTGTTCCTAGTGAACCTATAGTTTCTATTGTTTCTATTGAACCTATTGATATAATTACATTATATTTATAAAACATCAAAGTGAGATATATTTGTCATTAACCATCTCCTTAATGAAATCATCATTAATTTTCTATGAAATGATTCATTTATTAAAGTCATATTTCCATTTGTATTAAATTTTTTTATAAAAATATTATATTGATGAATTAATTTTAAATTTTTATATCTTGATAAATGTTCATATTTAAATGGAGGCATTTTTTTTCTCTTATTAACACTATTATGAAAAACAAATAATAAATTTATTAAATCTTGTTTAGAATATATATTAGATATATTAACATTTGACCAAAAACTTTTTGCATGTGTAGTACATTCTGGACAAGGTAAATTATTACAAATTTCTATAATTTTTTGAATTAATTGTTTGCTAATTAGTGGAAAACTCGTCTCTTTAACTTTTTCAACAATAGTATGTAAGAATATCCATGTTGGAGGACCCCAATCACTTGGCGACATAATATAAATCCTTCAAGAAAATAATAATTAAATTTTAAAATAAAAAATTAAAAAACTTTTACATATATAATTATAATTATGAATACAGAACAACAATCTCAAATAAAAAAAGAAGAATTAGTTGAATTAGTGAAACAATGGATTGACATGGATACAGAAATAAATAAATTAAATAAATCTATTACAAATATTAAAAAACAAATAGAAGGTATAAATAAAGATAAAAAAAAATTAACTGATAAATTATTAGTTGTTATTAAAAGTAAGAATACTGATATTGTTTTAGGAAATAATACATTGGCTCATAAAGTTACAAAAACAAAAAAAGCAATAACAAAAAAATATTTATTAGAACAATTAAATTTATATTATAAAAATCAACCAGAAATTGCTAAAGATGTTTCAACACAAATATTAAATAATAGAGAAATTACCATTGTTGAAGATATTATTTTAAAAACATCATAATTCTATTTTTATTTTTTTTATTTTTTAATTCGTATATATGAGAGTTTTAAATATCCAAAGATTTAATAAAATGAATGAATATACTTATATAGTTGAAAAAAAAGCATCTAAAATGTGTCAATTACCTTCAAATCAATATCAATTAAATATTTTATGTTATTTGATTAATGAAGATATTGTAGAACCTTTTTTATTATTTATGGTTGAAAAAATAAATAATTTTTTTCATTTTCCAAAATTATTATTGCCTTTAAATTTTGAAGAAAATTTTGATATTGAAAATGCCTTAACTGAAATAATACAACAAGAATTTATTTATCATGGAATAGTATGTGATACATTTAATAATTATTATGCTGTTATTAGAACTCAATCAACAGAAAATAATTATTTTGCATTAGCAAGTGAAATAATAAATAATAAAAAAATATATAATTATTCATTTTCAAAAGAAATTATAAATTTATTTATTCGTAATCCTTCATTTTATTTATTAATTAATAAAAAAACAAAATATGCATATAAATTACCAGATGTAGCATATAAATATATAAATTCAGATGAAATAAATTATTATTTAAATTTCAATAATAAAAAAGAAAAATTTTTTGAAAGTTGTGATGAATATTATTTTTTTAATAAATCAATTTCAAATTCATTAAGACATGTCACAATAGTTAGATATGCATTATTTACTGGAAATAAAATTCATTTTGAAAATAATAATGAATTAATATTGAATGATTATGAAATAAATGAATTATTAGAAAATGACAAATATAAAACAATTATTATTAGTTATTTAAATGCAAATAATAATTATCCAGATATTTTAGTTATAAATTATAATAATTTTATAGCATTATCATTCATTAATATTGATTAATTTAATAATTTTAAATATTATATTAAATTAATGAACACTGGTTCAATAATAACCGGAATTGGAGCAATGATAATATTAGTTTATGGAATAATGAGAATTTTAGAATTTTATGGTGTTGGAATTGATAAATATGGTTCATATTTGGCATTTTATGTTTTTTTATTTATTTCATCATATATAATTCCAACAAAATATAAAAATGTATGAAATATAAAATATAAAAAATAAAATATAAAATATAAAATATAAAATATAAAAAATAATTTTACATTTTTATATTTTATATTTTATATTTTTGGATTCCTATTTCTACATAATATAAATAATATACAAAAAATCATTGATATAATAGTACATTATATTATGTTTGTGTAAAAAAATATTATTCAATAAATATTTTAATTTTATATTAAGTAATTCTCATACAAAATTAATGTAAATATATATTATAAATGATGTCATAAGTAGATTTTTCATATTGTATTTTACTATTATATTTAATATTCAAATGCTTACATATTTGACGAATGATAGTTATAAAATGATTATAATTTAATGTACGTGTTAAATATTTTCGTTTTGATATATAATAGTATGGCATACAATTATTTATAAATTGTTGAATATTACCATTAAACATTCCTTTTTTATATGCATTATTATTTAATATGTAATGATTATCACATTTAATACATATTTTTTCAAATAGGTCATTTAACATGCTAATAGGAATATTAGATTTAAATATTTGACTTGGTTGAGTTATTATATTTTGACTCACATCTTGTTTAAAAATTTGATTATTTAAATTATCATCTAACATTTATATTATTAATTTATTTAATAATATAAAAAATATTTCAAATAAAAATATTCCAAATAAAAATATTTTAAATAAAAATATTTCAAATAAAAATATTCCAAATAAAAATATTTCAAATAAAAATATTCCAAATAAAAATATTTTAAATAAAAAATATATTATTTAATTATCTTAAATAAAAAATATTTTTAAAAAAATTAAATATTTAATGCATTATAAATATTATTTGTGAATAATGTTAATTCAATTTCATCTTCATGTATATTATGAAATATTGCTATATATTTGCAAATAATAGGAATAATTTCATATTTTTGATTTTCTGTTAATATATTTGTTAATTTTATAAAAATAAAATAATTATCTAAAATATCCATAACAGAATAACCTTTATCATAAGTTTCATATATTAATTTAATTGATTGGCATAAATTTTTATTTAATATATTATGTGTATATTCTTCAAAAATTAAAAAACTAATATTAGAACATATATTATTTGCAATCTGTAAATCAATACGAGAATTTAATAATTTAATTTTTTCTAAATAATTAATTAATATTTTTGCTGAACCATTGCTAATATTTAATATAAAATGTTTAGCATCTGGAGATATTGTTAAATTTTCATTAGAAATTATATTATTCATAAGTTGATTTAATTGTGTTAATCCAAGTTGTTCAATTTTAATGATATTAAATCTTGATTGTAATGTTCCTATAACTTTTTGTAAATTAGAACATGTTGCAATAAAATGTACATTTGAACTATATTTATCAATAAAATTTCTAAAAACTTGTTGACTTTGTTTATTTATTAAGTCAATATCATCTAATAATATTATTTTTTTCTTTCCGTTTACATTTGAATGTGTTTGACAAAATGTTTTCACATCATTTCTACAAAAATTAATTCCTTGTTCTTTGAGAGAATTTATTGGAAGTAAATTATTTAAATATAATTCAAAAGAAATTCCTTTATAATATTCTCTTATGAGAGCATTTAAAAATGTAGTTTTTCCTGTTCCAATATCTCCAATAAATAATATATTTAATTTATTTAATTTAATTAATTCATTTAAAGTATTAATAATAGATGAATCATTATTAAATTGTTCAAATAATCGTGGCTGATATTTAGATAAAAATAATCTATTAGATTCGCCAATATTTTCAGAATTAAAAATACTTATATTATCCATATTATTCATTATATAGTAATTTTTTTTAAGTTCATCTAACAAATAAAATATAATAAATTATATAAATTATGGATAAAAAAGATTATTACGAAATATTAGAACTTGATAAAAATGCAACTCAAGAAGATATAAAAAAATCATATCGTAAATTATCATTATTACATCATCCAGATAAAAATAATAATAGTCAAGAATCAATAAATAAAATTCAAGATATAAATGAAGCTTATGAAATTTTAAGTAATCAAGAAAAAAAAATGATGTATGATAATCAACAAAATGGAATGATGTTTCATCCAGGAATGGATGATATACCAATTGATTTGCATAATTTATTTAGTTCAATGTTTCAAATGAACGATTTTGGTGGAGACATGCGTGGATTTCGTGTATTTTTTAATGGTCCTGGTAATCATATAATTAATCCTCCATCAATAGTAAAAACAATTGTAATTCCATTCGAAAGAGTATTATCAACTTTAAAAATTCCTATTGAAATAAATAGATTTGTTCAAGAACAAAATAGAAGAATTCAAGAGAATGAAACAATTTATCTTGATATTCCACAAGGTATAGATGACGGAGAAATGATAATTATAAGAGAAAAAGGAAATGTAATTGATAATTTTAAAGGAGATGTAAAAATATGTATAAAAATAGAAAATAATACGGAATTCAAACGTGTTGGATTAGATTTAGTATATGAAAAAACAATTCTTTTAAAAGAATCTTTATGTGGATTTATTTTTGAATTAAAACATTTAAATGGAAAAATATATACAATAACAAATTCAAGCACAATAGGTCATATAATTTGTCAAAATTATCAAAAAGTAATACCAAATATGGGATTAATAAGAGATAAACATGTGGGAAATTTAGTAATAGTTTTTAATGTAAAATTTCCAGAGCAATTAAGTGAAAATGTTATTGAAGAATTAAAGAAGATTGATTTTTAGAAATTTATTGAAGAATTAAAGAAGATTGATTT